CAAGTTGAGCAAGTGTCTTTTTATTTGTCTCAATATTTTCTCGTTCTGTCTTTATCTTTTCATCAATGATCGCAACCTTGGCAATGATGTCTCCAGTTGGTACACCTTGATCCAAATGTGCTTGACTGAGAAACCCAAAAATTCCAAGAGACGTCAGCAACATCAAAACAAATATTGCACACAGGAAGTAGAACCGCATAATGTACGGTGTAATGCTCCAGTTCCTATACAACCAAGATGCCACAACTAATTTGGACACCTCAAGTATTGAACCCATGATAATAATTGGTATAACTGCTGCTGCGAATATTGCGGTCAATCCAACGATTGCATAATATGCTGCTGTCCCAGATAAAGCGATAGCAGTGATGAATAGTATATAAGTCATTATTTAGTAAATTCCTTCAAGTCAATGATCTGCTCTCTTTCGATCGCACTAATAATAAATCTCGTAACTTCAATTTCCTTCTGTACTACCGCCAACCTAATACTCAACTCGTCCAAAATCTCATTGTAAAACACTAACTCTTGTTGCTTTCTTGTCCTTGAATCCATTAAATCTTGAATCCGTATTATGTTTGACTCCGACATAATTTTCCTCTAATATGTGAACCGTGAACTCTCACAGAAATTTGCATATTATAGTAATCATCACTTTCCAATACCCGTCTGGAAAACTGCTCCATTGCTTCCAAGTAGGAACACTCTGCCTTGGACTTACACAGATGTAAAATCTCCCGTGTAAAACTGTCGGCACCCAAACACTTCACATCAGCACTCAATTCAAGACTGGATCCGTAATATACCATCCAATCAGAATCAACCTTTGACTTTATCTTTTTCCTTTTCTTGATCCCACTTTTCAGTGTTACCATTTTATATTTAGTCTTTTCGAACTTTGACAGCTTCTTTCCGATGTATTTCCGACCAGTTTCTGTGTTGGTTATGCAGTAAACGAACCCAATACAGTCCTCCGGCAAAGTTTCAACAATAGTATTTTCGTATGTCCACATAGTGGACTATTTATTCGTCTTCCGCATCCTCGGCCACGTTTGTGATATCGGCAGCACATACAGGACATACTGTTATATCGTTTATACTATGATCCGTAGACATTAGGGTAATCTTACCATATGCGCCACAATCTGGGCATTCGAATAACATCGTCTTCTTCATCTCATTTTCCTTTATATTATGGTATCAACTGCATGCCAGACACTCTGTCTTTGCTGCCTGAACACCTGCTTGACTGTATATGTAGTACAGCGCTAAAATCTTCTCATCCTCAAATGCCATTTTATGGATATGACTGATCCATGCCTCATCCTCGTCCGCAGAGAAAAACAGATTCAATGACTGCCACTGATCTATATATTTCCCTCTAGTGCCGGCAAGTCGTAGTATTGACTCTTGGTTAATCTCAAAGGCAGTTCTGAATACTCGCTTTTCTTCATCAGTTAACCAATCAACCCTTTGCACAGATCCCAGTGATTCCTTGACCTCTTTGATGTTTGCCTTGGTGTAGACACCTTTCTTTTTCATCAGTGCCAGTAGTGGTGGATTGATACGTTCCATTTCACCGCCAGCAGTTAACTGTGTGTAACTCATTGCTGGGTCTGGATTGATACCCTCTGATACACCACCCATCAAAAGTGCAGTGGACTTGGTAGGTGCCACGGCAATCCTATGTGTGTTGCGAATACCAAACCCAGTACACCATTCTGGTTCACCAAGTTTCTCTGCGAGGAATTTACTTGCTCGTAGACTTTCATCATTCATAAATGAGAACATCTCGTGATTGATCAGGTGCGCATCAAATCCCTCGAATGGAATCATATGGTCCTGGAAGTAGGTGTGTAATCCGCATGCACCCAATCCAAGTGCTCTGCCCTTCTCAGTGAACCTCACTGCATTCTCTAATCCGGAAATATTTTTTGCCTTGGTAATGAAGTCCTCTGCCACGCAATCTAAAAATATCGTTGCCCAATATACAGCATCAGTGTCGATCCACTCATCGTACTTGGCAAGATTCATGCTCGACAGAACACAAGTGTAAGTATGATCAGCATCATTGGTGAGCATAATCTCAGAACAGAGATTTGAATTCTTTATTGTGAGGTCATGTTTCTTGTAGCACTCTGGACGGTGACGATTTGCCTTATCAATGAATAGGAAATAACCTTTGCCAGTTACCATTTTTACTTTCATTGCTTTCTGGTAACGTCTAACTGAATCTGTGTCACCATTGTTCAACTTTGCTATGAATGCATCTGTGATGATCCAACCGACATTGGCATCATCTGACTCAGAGTGAATGAAATCAATCAACTCATCAAAGTCGCCATGATCAATTGGTAAGTAACCTGCCCATGCACCACGACGAGCAGTGCCCTGCGCCACATCCCGCATGTCCTGTACAAATCCTTTGAACAATGGAACTACACCGGATGCTTTGCCACCCACTGATATTGGAGTACCCCTGGAACGAATGTCACCGAGGTATGCAGATGTACCGAAACCATGCTTGGTCAGTAATGCTGTCTCATGGCGCACTGAATAGAAACTGTCAATGGAGTCTTGGATATATGCACCGGAACATGATACTGGCAGTCCACGATTTGTTCCCATATTTGCCAACACTGGCGTTGATGGAGACAACCAACCCTTCCACAGCATATCAAAAAACCTTTCCTCTGCCTCTGTCTCTAGACTGATACTCTTTAGATATCCAGCAGCAGTTCGTGCTATGCGTTTGAATTGACCACGCACAGATTCAGTTGTGTCGTATTCGTAACGCTCCTCAAACAACTGTAGACCAGCACTGGAATACCAGAGTGGCAGCAATCCCTTTTCCTGTAACTCTTTACGACGGACAGATATTTTCTCGTATAGGGAATCAGACATTTACTTTACCTTTATTATATTCACTCCAAACAAATCCATCACTGTCCCATTCACGGTTATACTGAGATCCCACACCACTGAAGAAATCATTGAATTGGAATCCAGATATGCCATCATAGAACCAATCGCTGATCGGGTTGTATTTCACTTCAAACATTTTTGGATAACCAAGTTGCTTCAGGCATTCATTGATACGAGACTGAACAAAGTGAGTCATCTGTTTGGCAGAGATACCTTCAATGCTGCCCTTCTCAAATATCATATCAATAATCCTGCACTCGTGTTCGTATAATGTCTTTGCCAGTTCCACCAGTGACTCTGATAACTTGGTTTCCTTTTCCACTGATAACTTATATTCATCCTTCAATGTTCTGAATGCCCAGGCACCACCCATACTGTGGATGTTCTCATCCTTCACGGAGAAATTAATACCCCGTACAATATTCAATAGTTTGTTTTTACCTTGACTCTGGAAATGCTTGAGGAATGCGAATGATGAATATAGAATGGCACCTTCCACCATTGAGAATGCACCTAGACTTATCAATGGGTCTTTGTCGGATATAATCTTATCGATGAACTCCATTCTACCCTTCAGAGTTTCATCATTGATATACTCTTGATAGAATTCATCTGTGTTCAAATGTAGTGCTTCGTTTATCTTATTGTAAAATGGAGCATGCACTGCCAATTCCATCATTGAGAATACACTTGCCATCCTTGCTAATTCTGGTCTGGGAAATGTCTTGGCAAACCTACCACCCCAGTATTCGCTGCCGGCAAATAACTCATACAATGAAAATAGTTTCAGTGTGGTTATTACTCCGTGCTTTTCAGCGGGTGTCATATTCACCAGGATGTCCTGCACGTCTTTCTCAACCTTGATCTCATCCGGCAACCAGAATATCTTCAATTGCTCCGTGGCAAATTTGATTGCCTCAGGATAGTGCACAACGAAACTTTCCGTTGGTGTCATCATTTTCACTGCCATAATCTATCCTATATTGTAACTTCTGTTGCCATGGGAAATACCACGGAAATCACTTTGGCACATTCCATTGCTATTTCCATATGCTCTTTCTGAGTTCCATTTGCGCTTCTAACCTGTAGGTAGTGGATCCACGATCTCAGTGTACCTGCCATATATAGTCGAGACACTGTAAGACCCTCGGGTAATACTGCTCTTGCCTGTTCCTTTGCAATACCATTTGATATTGCCCACTTGTATGATTCCTTGGCAAGGTCAATCAGTTGTTGTTGTTTGTTTCTCCAGGCACCTGCCATGATTGTTTGACCATCATTCTCTGGGTCTAACTCAATACTGTTCTGGCGGTTCTTAGTGTCCTGTAACCTTGCTTCACGAATAACAAAGTCTAGATCCTTGGTTGGATCTGCATAACGCTGACTGAATTCCTGGAATGCAAATGAACGGTGACGCAACATTTGACGGGCAATGTCTCTGGTTGTAGTTATCTCCAGACATACACTCACCATCTCAAGTGGTGACCAATGGGCATTTTTGATCAGGTAGTTTATTAGTTTGGCATTTTCTGGATTCAACTGTCCAGACGGATTTGATACTCGTGCGCAGAAGGCAACCAAGTCTTGTAGATCATGCAGACCATCCTCCATCCATTCTGGAGCAGGTGTACTATAACTTATAAGTTGTACTTTCACATTTTCTCCATTGGGTAAATCTCAACGTGGCAGCAATGCCAGTAAAGGTATTACTATCTATAAGGTTTACAATTTCACTTTGCGACATACCAGACATGGCAAGATCATTGATATCCTTTGCCAATAAATTATCCGGTGGTATGTATACATTATACCCCTTTTTTATATATCCGTCAAGTTGAGTCGTGATCTCTTTATTTCTTGGTTCATTGTCAATTACAAACGTCGTATTAGAAATATCGTCAAAAATACGTAGGTCAAGTGCGGATCCAGCAGCAGCAACTGCATTGGGTAGGAATAGCGAATCAATCGGTCCTTCAACCACGTATATCTTTTTCGTAACATCAAGTCGGTCCATTCCATATATTTTCTGTGCGTCCTTATCAATTTTAATTGTGAGATACTTAGGTGCTTCTTTTCCAAATGCTCTACCTTGAAAAGCAAAACACTTTCCATCAGTATTGAAAAACGGTATTACCAGTCTAGGGTGATCTGTAAACTTCCCTTCAATAAACTTTGGCGTGA